GAGTGTTCCATACCTTGGGGTGCAACCGTACTAGGCGTTCCATTCGCATCCTTATAGCCTGCACTTTTCATCAACTCATCACCAACCGGTACAATCTGTGGCATTTGGACAATCTGACCAGCTGTCTGCATCGCACTGAATTGGGTTTTAACATTAATGTCGGCTGTTTCAGCAGTAAGCTTATCGATCTTGCCTTGCAGCTCTTGGACTTGCAGCTGCATCATAGCGGCTTGCTGTTCTTGCATGGCCTGTTGGATTGGATCCGGTTTATTCTTTTCAGCATCCAGTTCTTCATTAGTCTTCACGACATCATCCGGATTAAGGTGCTGTGCTTGGATCGCTTTACGATATAACTCAGGATGCTTAGTTAGATCACTGTAGATAGGTTGCAGGGATACTGACATTAGATTGAGCAGGGCTTGCGTTTGAGTTTCCTTCACTAATAAAGCTGATGAACCCCTGGCATCCACCTCAAAGTCGCCTTTGATGTCCTCTATCTCTGAGTTCTGCATATTCCAATCGTACATACGACTGATAAACGGCTTGGTAATCCCATCATCAAACGCCTTAACGACATTACGTAACACGGTATTAGCTGCATTAAGCAGCATTGAACGACCAGCTGCCGTATCTTGAGCGCCTCCTACTTCACCCTGGGCTAGCATCGGCAAGCTAGTCACTTCACTGGCCATGTTCTTTGCAGTTTCAAAGATGGCAGATAGCTCTTGTTGATGTGAAGCGATTTCATGAGAGCCAAACGCATCATCAACCCGATGCTCTGGATCAGTCAACCACCAGACTTTGCGGGCTTTTAAATCCCATGAGCCATCAGAAGGTGTAACCAACTCACGGTTAATGATCAATTGTGGTCCGGTTGATAGTGCTGCATTGTCTAGTAACATACGCCAGGCTGCATTAACAATGCGCTGCTCATTACGTAACAGGTAAGGAATACCGAAGCCAAACACGGATGTGTCATCATCCTCATAAGCAAACACACTGTAAGGTGACTCGCCAGTTTCCATTGGATTAAGATCAGCCTTGATCACAATGCCATTAATGAAGCTAACGATCACATCATGTTCAACCAGTTCATCATCTTCAACCAGGCAGCCGCATGAATCTAGATCTTCTTTAGTAGCCGGTCCGTGATATTCCCATAGCTCATAGCGGTTATCATTGATGTTCGCTTGCACACCGGATAACTCACGCAACCTACCAACATGACTAGATCCGTTGGAGTTATTGCGTGCATCATTCACGACAATCTTTTTAATCTGGTCCTTTAAATAGCCTGGACGCTTGGATAGTTCAATTAATTGCTTCTTAGTGACATAACGACGCTCAAAGATAAAGCCACATTCTGTTATCTTGGTCGCTGACATATCGGGGAACCAATCCCAGACATTAACCCGCTCAACACCTGGCCGGTATTCTTGGATGATTTCAAGTTCATGAACGGCACCTTCAACCTGCTTCCAGTTCTTACGACTGCGATTAATAACGACAGGACCCTTTAGAATACCGGTACCAAACAAGCATGCGTCATGAATGACTTCTCTCGCAATCGTGTGATACTTTGCTTCAACGAGTTGGTCATCAATCTCGCGTGTCATCGCTTCAGCACGTTGCTGTGCTTCTTTCATAATCTTTTTTGCAATATCAGCATGAGTGATCTCATTGCCTTGCTCGTCTTGACCGGCAACGTCCTGATTATTACGCATCTGCATCAGTTCAGGCACCGGTGTAGGCTGTATAGCCCAATTGGTATCATCAGAGGGAAACAACATATCGGCTAATCTTGACTCAGCACCGGTTGATTTACTGCGCGTGATGTTCACATAAGCCTGACTACCGCCTGACTTTTTAAGACGTTCCAATGTCTCAGCATCATAACGACCCATGTACTGTTCAAGGTCTGACAGCCACCGGTCTTCAGTTTGTTGTCTAATACCGATTTGTTCTTGGGCCAAGCGTGTTAAACGCCACCCTAAAGCCTGGATCTGTTCGCCTGATTCTTCCTGGGCGTTATCATCTACTTCATATTCATCATCTTGGTGCATTTGCATCGTATGTCTCCCGACATTCGTTAATAATTAGTAACCGGTAATTGAATCACCTGTAATCAATTGAATAGTGCTATAACCAGCCTTAGCTTTACGCACAGGCTCGGCAAAGGTTAAACAGAGTGCGTCGGCTTCATCCGGTGATCTCACTCCGCGTTTACGCATCTCTTCTTTACGCTCTATAACCAGACGTGAGTTGCTATCGTAAGAGTAAAAAGGCGCACATAAATCAGAATGCAAAGAGTCGCTATCAGGCACTTGTACTGGCACCGTATCATTCAGCCACTTTCTAAGTTCTCCCCACATCTCCGCGCGTCTATTCTTGTATTTGTCTTGGTCTAAAGGGGATGAGCCTGCATTAACCGCCACTACGACATCGCCATGGCCGAGTTCAATCAGTCTATCCACAACACCCGCACCTAAACCACCGACATCAACAGCCACTTGGGCTGGATTGTCACGCTCAATGAGTGTGTGAACAATACCAGCGACTTCCATAGTGTTCTTTTTGCTGTAACTGATCAAGTTATAAGCCTTACGCCCTTGTCGATAGATGATTGAGGTCCTATCCTCACCGTAACGGGCAGGATCCACACCAATGATGATGCCACCATGACCGGTTATCTTTTGCTGCCTGGCTGACATGACGCATTCAGGGTTAATGAGCGTGTCACCACCCGATACCTGGAACGCTTCAATCGCATTGAATGGATATTCTTGTTTGAATGAGACCGTCCCATCAATGCCATCAACCGATAGATCAGCAATCTTTGAACGTCTAAACTGAAGTTGACCGTTGTTTAAACCATATTGCTCGACGAACTGCTGTTCTTCATCAGTGGCTTTGAAGTCGATAGCAACCGGCTTGGTATATTCGGTTTGCCAATACCAAGGAACAAAGATGGCTTGGTATTCTGATTCACCCCGTTCAGCAAGCTGCCATTGTTGATGAAAGTAGTTACCAATGCCATTGCCAGTAGACTCTAAGATTACTTCGGTATCACGCGCATCCGGTACAGCTTGAAGAATACCTTTGGCATGCTCAGAGGCATGGGGCCAGAAGGCAACCTCAGATCCATGGAAGTATTGTATGGTTGTACCACGACCGACTGACTTATTACCCGCAGTACCGACCTTGTAACCACTGTCTAGCCCATCAAAATACAGCTCTTTGCTGCTCGAAGCACCGGTTGAAGGCTTAACCAGTTCATTGCAGTTGTCATGATAGCGCTGTGACATTTCAAATAGCGCTGCTGTAGACTCTGCTTCATGTGTCAAGATAAAAGCTTTAACACCGCGTCGATGAGTGACTTTCCAGTAGTAACGTGCCTCTGTGTAAGTAGAGACACCTTGCTGACGACCTTTTAACACTAAGGCGCGTATCTTTCCAGTTTCTTCTAATTGCTTTTCAAGATTCTGATGGATATAGCGTTGTGCTTCATTAAGCAGGAACGGCACCATACCGCCTTCTTTGGTACGAATGGATAAGCATCGACTGGCATAATGCTCAAAATCATCCTTTAATTTCTGACGGACAGCCAGTTCATCCGCTGTCACCTAAGTTGATCCAGCGCAAACTCATGCGAATTTTTATCAGCATCACCGTTTGAGTTATCGTTGATGTTGTAATTGCGTCTGCGTAGTTCAATGATGATCTTACGTGTATCGGTTAATGACTTCATAATCCTAGCTTTCTTGTCCAGGTCATCAACATAGGTATCAAGCTCACCTTCAAACTTTTCACAGAGTCCAGATAAGCGCTTGATATCAGCTCGCTCATTGAGTAATACATCCGCTTGTGACTGAGCAACCAACTCAATAATCTCTTTTTCGCTTTCTTTGCGTAATTCTTTGCGTAATTCTGTTTTGCGTAAAATATCATTAGTTTTGGTTTTTATCTTTGCAGATAAATCTCTAATCCAATCTTCTTTTTTAGCGCGACTTCTAATACC